CACACCCTAATGGGGTGGATGTGGAGTGGACCGTCGAAACCCAGGCGGAGACCCTACGGGGGCCTCTGGGCTGCTACGTCGGATGGGCGTGGACCAAGGGCATCGTCCCGAGCCGCAGTGTGGAGGGCGTCGATCTCAGTGGAGTGAAGTGGGCGGGTGAGTTTTTCTCCCGCGCGAACCTCTCCGGCGCGGACCTCAGAGGCGCGGACCTCTCCTGCGCGCGCCTCTCCGGCGCGAACCTCAGAGGCGCGAACATCACTCGCGCGGACCTCTCCGGCGCGAACCTCATCGGCGCGGACCTCAGAGGCGCGAACCTCAGAGGCGCGGACCTCTCCGGCGCGAACCTCTCCGGCGCGGACCTCAGAGGCGCAGATATCTACGGTGCGGATCTCCGAGAAGCGAACCTCATCGGCGCGGACCTCAGAGGCGCGGACCTCAGAGGCGCGGACCTCATCGGCGCGGAACTCATCGGCGCGGACCTCATCGATGCGAACCTCTCCGACGCGGACTTCATCGGCGCGAACCTCATCGGCGCGAACCTCATCGGCGCGAACCTCTCCGATGCGGACCTCTACGGCGCGGACCTCAGAGGCGCGGACCTCAGAGGCGCGAACCTCAGAGGTTCGGACCTCAGAGGCGCGGACCTCCGAGGCGCGGACCTCAGAGGCGCGAACCTCTCCTGCGCGGACCTCCGAGGCGCGGACCTGGACGACTTTACACAGGGCGTCGTCAAGGCCGACATGATCAAGCGCGGCGTCGTTTGGGAGGATAGCAAGGCATGAGCGAAAGGCTCACCCCTTCCTTTGAGAGCAGCTTTCTCAAATTCATCAGAGAGAAGATGGACGCCCTCACCGAAGAGGACAAAGATCTCTCATCCCCCTGAGACCTCGCCCAACGTGGTGATGGTCTTTTATCGCAATTGGAGGGGGAGTCTTGCCCGCCGAAGGATTATCCCGCTGCGCCTCTGGCATGGTAAATCGCCCTTTCATGAGGGCGCGCAGTGGTTTTGCAACGTCTATGACCTGGAGAAAGGGGCAAAGAGAGATTATGCCTGCGCTGATATCGTGAGTTGGGGGAGGTCGAAGCGAGACCTTGAGTTGCACACCGCGCGGGTGGGGGCAAAGCATGGATGAGGACTCCAAAAAAGACCACATGAGCAGCTTCAAAAACAAGACAGTGGCCCTAGTCCACCTAAACACTCTCGCGGACGGGATCGAACCCTTCGGCTCAATCGCAATCGAGCCACAGCCCGTGATCCTCTCCGCCTCAGTAGACCCCTCCCTCTCGATCTATAAGGATTTCTGGGAGGAGGAGCAGAGCACCAACGCAACTCGGCAAGCTCTCAATGAGCGGGCGGGGAGGACGCCACCTTGGGTTTCGTGAAGAGGAGCGCGCGCACCTTCAGGATTGACGCTACAGGCGGTACGGTGACTGTTCACATCCCGCAGGGGCCACCCCACCACGCTGGTTAAGTTACTCGAAAAAAGTAAAACTCAGAAAAAGGACGGCAACGGGGATTCGATGCGCCTACTTTTCAAAGCCTCAAGCAAAAACGAGGGGTGGATGAAGTCAACCAAGGCGCTTGAGATTGAGGAGCTGGGTTGCTTGGTTCAAGTGACCACGCAGCAAGGGGAGCATGTATCCGAGGCCCTGACGTTTATTCACGGTGTCCACATCGAAGACGACGAAAACAAAGGGCGGCGCTTGGTGCTAGACCAGCCCGTCTAACAGTGAGGGCCTGGGGCCCCAAGCACTAGCCCACATCAAAGAAAGCCCCTCCCCCCGCTTGACCCGCGATCCAGGCTTTGATCTAATCAGCCCCAAGCGCACCTCGCCCTAGATTTGCGCTTCACAGGCAAAGGCTTAAAGCCGCAAAGGAGAACTTATACGCCATTAATCTTGGGATGCTGATAGGTGTGCTCTTGGATTTCGGGGAGTATTCCGAGCACCCCCTCTCGTGAACCTGATCACCGCACTATCAGAAGCTCGCCGCCTCCGCTCAAAAGCCATGCGACTACACATGAGCAACGCCGAACTCAGGCGGCAGGGGGCGTCTACATCCGAGATCCAAGAAGACGAGGGCCACGCTTTTGCGTTCTTCGACAGAGCAAAGGCTCTTGAGACTCGCGTTGACCGCACGATTGACGAGTTGGGCAAGCAGGATGGAGCCATTGAAACCCGCCTTGGATCTTGCCCCATTCTGCGCTTTAGGCGCGGCCATGCGCTGATCTACGTCTCAGGGCTCGGGGGGGTGATGATCTCCCTCAAGACGGGAGCGCCGCTGAAGGGGCAGGAGATCAACGCGGGATCGGGCCTCGCTGCATCCAAGGAGCACCTAGAGCTAAGGCGCGAGGTGTTCAAGAGCAAGGAGCCCATGATCCCAGGGGATGTAGCGCGCGCGCTGGCAAAGCGCCTTGGCGCGCTCGAGTTGACAGGGAGGCCCTCCTCCTATGCGCCCGAGGCGCTTGAGAGATGAGCCGAGGCTTCTTTGAGCGCAGCGCGCAGAAGCGGAAGGCCGCCCGCGCAGCTCGCCAAAAGGAGATCGATGAGTTTTTTGAGAGGATGAAGCCTCGCTCAAGGGACGAAGCATCCCGCAAGAGCCCCTCATCCGAGAGCCCCCCCCCTGTCAAAAAGTGGGGGAGACCGCGCAAGGTCCGCGAAGTCTTCGAGCGCGGAACAGTTGGAGCGGCGCTGGCCGAGGCGGTGAAGCTGGGCAAGCAGCGGGCGCTCACAATCAAAGCGATAAGCCGCCGTGACGGAGAGGCCCCCGCCCTGACCTACAAGATCCGAGAGCTATCTGCGAAAGTCGCCAAGATCCGCGCGGAAGTAGCCCGCTCAGTGAAGGGGTCGGGGGTGTGGATTGAGACGCCTCTAGGTGCCCTTCTGCTTATCGACGTGCGCCCTGACTGGTTCACAGTTAGAGGCGAGGACTTGGACCCGTTTTCGATCTCCGCCTCTACAGGAAAGATCAGAGGAGCGCCCAAGCTGGGAGAGCCCCTCCTAACCCCATACAGGGGAGCGAGCGGTTCTCCACTCATTGACGCGAAAGAAGCCGAGATTACCCACAGACAGGCGCTCAGGCGTCCGTTAAAGAAGAAGAAAAAGAGGGGGAGATGATGAGCCGGACTTTTGCGGAGGGAGCCGTTGCGCGCGTAGCGCGCGAGGTTCGCGCAGCCCTAAAGACGCGCACGGAGGCGTTCAACGCCCTGGGCTTTGAACTTCAAGGTGGTGTTTGGGTGAGCCGTTCAGGCGCACCTGTCGCGGGGCTAGAGCTTGAAGCCATCACAGCGAGGGCACTAGGCCGCGGCGCCCCCTCAAAGAAACCGCGCGCATACCACCCGACCCCAAGCGAACTTAAAACCAAGCGGCGTGGATGCTCTACAACCCGACTCGCCGCGATGGTGCGCAGAGCTCGCCTAAATGCAGAGATGGAGCGGGAACGCAAAGCCGCCGCCAAAGAGAACCGCAAGACGGCCAAAGAGAGTGAGCTTTGATCTCACCTCAGCACGTCATATTCTGTCCGGCGATCAACGGGATGCGCCGCGTTTCGCTCTGCGCCCGTAAGTGGATCAATGCAAACCCCCGGCAGGTGCTCTCAGAGCGTAGAGAGGGCAAGGAGTGCGCGGGCTGCCCCAAAGGCGAGGGCCTTGCTCTAGCTCTCCACCTTCTACCTTCACGAGAGGGAGAGACACCCGCTCGATTCACCGCAGACCTCACAACCAAGGCAAGCGAGGCGAAAACGAACAATGAAGACTAAACCGAATCAAGCTGAGGCGAAGCCCATCAAAGCAGAAGTGGATATCGAGCGAGAGGACCAAGAGGCTTTTGAGGACAACGCGCCCACAAAGAAGGTCAAGACGCGCCGCGCCAAGCGAGATCCGCGCGACTTCTACCCAACGCCTGCATGGTGCATTGACGGGCTCTACAAGATCGCGGGGGGGCTGCCACAGGCTACGCTTGACCCTTGCGCGGGCGCGGGGGCGCTTGTCGCGGGCACATGGCGTCGGCGTGGGATGGTACACGCGCGCGGTATAGAGCTGGACCAAGCCCTCGTGAATGAGGCTATCAAGGCCGGACAGACGCGCGTTAAGCAGGGAGACGGGCTCGCGCGATCATGGCGCGGCGAGCATATCGTGATGAACCCCCCTTACAAGGATGCGTTGACCTGGATTGAGAAGGGCGTAAATGAAGCGGTGTCTGTCTGCGCCCTACTCCCCCTTGGGATCTTGGCGTCGGCGAAGCGCCTTGAGTTTTGGAGAGCCCACCCGCCCCGAGGGATCTTTATTCTCTCCAGCCGCCCGAGCTTCACCACAAACGGGCGCACCGATGCCACGGATTACGCTTGGATCTTCTGGGATCTCTCATACGAGGGTCAGGCTTGCGCGCGAGACAATGAGATCGCTATGGGGTGGATTGAGAAGCCGAAGGGGACGAAGTGATCCATAAAGCCTTTGTCGATGGAGAACTTGAGATAGCGCTTATCGAAAACCTCGCTGAACAGGCGTGGGAGGCCAGAGAGAACGCCCTTTTGACTGACCCAAAAAAGGGGACCAAGGTAGGCGCGGCGCTGCTTTCTCTCCGTGGTTCGGTTTTCACGGGCTGCAACGCGCAGCACCGCTTTAGGGTCGGGGAGATCCACGCAGAGCGCGCGGCGATCTCCGCCATGATCTCCGCCGAGGGCCCCGAGAGATTCAAAGGGTTCAATCTGATCGCCATCGTCGCAGAGCGTGAGAGCTTCACCCCATGCGGGCTCTGTTTAGACTGGATCTATGAGATGAGCGGCGGTGACGTGAAGATCGGGGTGCAAGCAGAGCGGGGCGGCCCCATTAAAACCTATTCATTCGACGAGATTATGAAGATTTACCCCAGATGAGCAAGCCAAGACGAGGACGACCGTTTACCCCTGTTGACCGCTCAAAGTTCGAAGAATGGGGCTGCACCGACATCATAAGAAACGTAAAAGTTTACGACCTCCACGAGAGCTTAAGGCGCGCGGGCTTCCCTAAGCGCGTGGGGGCGCCTGATCTGGGCGGAATGATGAGCCCTGCGGATCTAACTCGAAAATGGAGCGAGGGTGAACTCCCCCCCAGGGCTTTGAGCGACGTGAAGCGCGGGATCAGGCTGGGGCGCCTCCGAGGCGGGCACGATAACTTTTTGAAGGGGATCAGGGTGAGCTTTGACCTGTTCTTTAGTCATGCGTTTACGCCTCAAATTCAGCGATATACGTTTATCGACATCATCAGTTCCCAGTCGAAGATGCACAAAGCCGCGGCAATGCCTCTCGATTCCGACGTGATGAAGTTCACCCCAAAAAAGACCTTAGAAGCCTGCCGGGAGGCTCAAGAGGAGTACAACCGCGCCCCAAGCTGGGAGAATCGAATGGCGATGATTTATTCGATCCCCCTTGGGTTCAAGATGTGGGTCGGGCTCTCCCTTAACTATCTCCAGCTAAAGACCGTGCTCGAACAGCGCCGGACAGATGTGCTTAAGGCCGAATGGGGGCCATTCTGCGCAATGATTGAGGACCTCCCCCTCTTTCTCGATCTCGTCTACGGTCCCATTGAAAAGGAAAACGATGATCCACGTCTATATATCAGGCGCACTCACAGGGGCCCCCGCCCACGTCCGCCCGCTCTGCGAGCAGATCGCGAGGGCTTGTGAATATGAGGGGTGGTCAGCTTATGCCCCCCACTTGAAGACCGACCCGAACAAACACAGAGAGATCACGCCCTTTGAAGTCTATCAGACCGACAGAGCAGAGGTGCTCCGTGCTGATGTGGTGATCGCGTACATCGACGCCCCCTCTTTTGGTGTAGGGCAAGAAATCGAGATCGCGAGGGCCGAGGGGATTCCAGTCATAGCGTGGGCGCCCGAGTCTCCGCGGGTGTCTCGGATCGTCGAGGGCTCGCCCAACGTCTCCATAATGAGATACTGCGACTTGGGAAAAGTCCTCCACGCAGCGCGTGAGGCTGTAATCGCCGCAGCGAGGACGCGCAGGCAACCCCGCCCCCAAGCCCAGGGCGTTGAAGTCCTCCCGCAACTCCGCGGCTTCTTTGCTCTCCCCGAGGATGCGTGGATCTTTAAAGAGCTGGAGGCGCGGACAGAGAAGGGGAAGCGGACCTATGGTGAGGCCCTCGGCACGTTCAACGGGCGGTCAGCTCAGAGAGACGCTGAAGAGGAGGCCCTTGATCTGCTTCAGTACGCTATGCAGGCGCTCACAGAGAACGACGCAGACGATGAGCACCCCGAGAGAACCCCCGCCGGGTGGGAGCGCAACGACCTCACCCGGCTGAGGACGATCCACAGGATGATAGGTGATGTGCTCTCCGCCGCTGAGGAGTAGGCGCCGAGAGTAGGCTATCAGCGCCGGGCAGGCAGGGTTGTAACGCGAATTACGGGCCTTAAGTTGCGCACCTTCCGCGATAAAAAGCAGCACGCAACGCGCTGTAATAACTAGACAATCACAATTAGTTTGTATTTTTATTTGCGAAAACCTGGCGAGTGACCTAGCTTGTATCTGCCACCGGGGAGCAACACCCCAAAGCGACGCGGTTTAGGAGCCGCTTCGCTGGCAAAACACAGGCAAGCCCCCCGCGAGGGGGCGGAGAAGACCATGAGCATCATCAACGCCAAAGAGATCAACGCGAAAATTCAAAGCGCCGCCAACATCGAAGAACTCGCTGAACTCCTCAACAACGCGCAAGACCTCATAGACGCCCACAACGCCCGAGAGGGGGCGTGGGAGGACGCCCAACCCCTGCGCCTTGACGACGTGACCGACCTCACCGAACTCCCCACCTGGGGGGATGAGCCGCGTGACACGACGGGCGTATTCAGCTACGCCCCCGCGGACGATGGTGCAATGACCAGCCCGATTAAAATCCTCGGCCATGACTATAAATGGGAGGTACTCGACGACGACGAAACCTTAGAAGAGATGGACGCGCGCGAGATGAGGGGGGATCTGCGCTACATCTAGCGCCCCCTCTACCCCCCTAGCCCGCCCTGGCATCATGCCGCGGCGGGCTTTTCAGGTGCAGGCGCCGCGCCTGCTCAACCCACAGGCAAGAGAGCTCACCCGCGAGGGGGGCAAAAAGGAGAAGCCTTAACGTGGAAAAGCAGAGAACCCAGGCAAGCCCCCGCATGGTGCGCATCGAGCGCAACGCGGGGAGCGCCAAACATGGCCGGTGGTGGGCGACGGCTCGCCACACCACCGGACAAGATTTCTTCTTGTGGGTTCTTGAGACTCACAAGGAGAACATCCAACGGGGCCCCCGCGGAGAGTGCGGCGCCCCGGTCCTCGTCGTCTCCCGAGAAGAGGCGGCGACGATCCTAGGGCGGGCGCGGACCCTCCCCTTCTGGACTGACGAAACCGATGAGAGCGCCGCGCGCGCCCTAAGCGAATGGGCCCCGCAGATCTGCCCGCTCGTCTTCACAAGCGAGGAGACGGGAGAGCGCCTGCCCACTGACAAGCCCCCCCTGTGGCGCGCCCACGTCTCCCCCTTTGGGAGAAGGGCGCAGAGGGAGCGGCGGGCCCGCGCCCTCCGCCGCGGGGCTGCGCGATGAGCCCCAGCCCCAACGCTCTCGATCTGAGGGAGGGCGAGGCCCTCTTGGTCGGGTATCTCAAGGGCTTTCAAGCGGGCCTCGCCCACGCCGACAACAAGCGGCGCGGGAAGCACGCCCGCCAAGGCCCGCCCCCTTACGGGTTCAAGAGAGGCGCGGGCGGGCGTCTCTCAGCGGAGAGGTCCGAGCGGGAGGTGATCCGCTATCTCCGCGAAGGGCGAGCGCGGGGGCTCACCTGGGCGCACCTCTGCGCCGTCCTGAACAGGGAGGGGTCAACCACGCGGAGCGGAAGGCTCTGGGCGACATCAGCGGCATGGCGGGCCCTTGAGTCCGCCAAAAAGAGCGGGATCTAAAGAATGTTTACGGGGCGTTGTCCGATCGGGAGGCCGCGCGCCGTCTATAACTCACACAGGCAAAGAGCACGGAGAAGGATCAGTATGAACAAGGCGAACAAAACCGCAAAAGAGAATCACTGCCCCATCTGCGGGGCTCCCGGAGAGGGGGCCTGTTGGGGGTGTATGCCCCTCGACACGGAGGGGATCGCGGCGGGAGGAACGAAAAAGATCGTTAACGCTGAAAACGCATACGATGGGTTCGTGTGTGGGGAATGTGGGCAGTACCGCGACGGCGCATGGTGCTGTGGGACAATCAACCAAAGGGTCAAGTAGCCCCGGAAAGCACCTAAGCAATTAATCATGCTTGGGGGCTTTTTAGTTTTCATATCGACCAGCGGCGCAAGCTGTACGCCATCACCTCCCCAGCCTCTAGCAGCTCTCAGAGCACCTCAAACCAAGCCAGCCCGCCGCAAGCCGCCTCGACGTTGCCCCAGAAGGACCGAAGCCAGCGCGCATCAGCAAGCGCATCGTGGGCGTTTTCGGGTTTCTCGGGCGCGGAGATCTCCCGCCCGCTCGCGGCCTCAAAGAAGGGCAAGAACGCCTTGAGGTCCTTCACATACTTTTGCAGAGGCTCAGGAAGGTTCACCATAGGCCCATAGAGCCCGCAGAATACAACGTAATCATAGGCCCCATACCAGGACCACATATGAGGGGGGCGATTGTCTGGGGTGAGGAAGGCGAGGGCTTTCTCTGCGATCTCCTGGGGGCGCATCCACGCGGGATCTGAGCGGTCGGGCAGATGGGGGAGCACGTTCTCTCTCACGAAGGCGTTAGCCTTGGAGAGATCCGCATCTTTGTTGATCGCGTAAAACTCGCGCCCCGCCTCATCGACGATCCCAAGGGAGATCAGCTCTATCTCAGACTCGCCGCCCTCTGCATACTCCATAAATTCGGTGTCATAAAAGAAGTGCCGGTGCTCAGGTGCCGCTGAGGCCCCTTTCTCCGCGATGTCTAACCGAGCTTGGTCAGAACGCGCGCGAATGGCACGCACTATATCTAGATAATCCATGATAGCTCCTTTGTCCTTTGCTAATCAGCCGAGGCGATGATGTGAATCACCCGCGCCTCGAGCTCAGATCGAAGACGCTCAAGGGTGCCGCCGCAGAAGTAGGGGGCCCGCCATTCGGTCCACTGTCGGGCGTTGGCGTTAATTGACCGCTGAATTAGAGGAGAAGAGAGGGGGGCCCCCCATATCTGCGCCCTCATGGCGAGACCATGAGCATCGGCCTCCAACTCCTCAGCCTGCCGAAAGGACGGAGAAAGGAAGTAGCGCGCGCGCCACATCCACGCCCCCAGAAGATGAGCCCTTACCGCGTGCGTGACCTCGTGAGTGACGGTGCAGAGGCGCTCCTCGGCGGAGGCCCGCGCCTTCTTCCGAGAGAAGACGATCCCAAAGCCCAGCGACATAGAGAAGCGCGTAATCCACGCTGGCATGAAGTGAGACCAGCGATAGAGTTTTAGGCCGAGAACCTCACGCACGCCTGAGACGATGGCCTCACGTTGCGCGAAGGTGAGGCCAGGTGCCAGCGCGCCGCGGAGCTGGACTTCTAACGCGAGCTTACTCAACGCCATGCCCCCGCCTTTGATCCGAAGAAGATCCCCACGATGAACACCGACCCCACAGTCGCGCCGCCAATAGCCCACCACCATTTTCGAGAAGGGGGGGCACCGACAGGGGGGCACGTCTTGGAGAGGGCCACGGCAAGATCGGCCCGAGAGACACGCAGGTCGGCTTTGCAGGTCGGGAGGTCAACGCGGGCGCACTTCACGGCGCGCTTGGTGTGCTTGAGGGGCCAGAGCACGCCTTCACAGGGGGCGGGGGAGCCCTCGGAGATCGCGGAGGTCTTCACGCAAGGGGCAGAGAGGGCGAGGACCATCAAGAGCGCGATCAAATCGGATCCCCCTCTTCTCCGAAGACATCATCGACAAGCGCCGCGGCGTCTTCGGCGCTCGCGCGGTTGATCTCGGTCTTAGCCTGCTCAACGTGGGCGAGGGCCTGAGCGTGCTCAAGATGCGCTTGGGCGGCGTCGACGCGTACAGCTTGAGCCGTAGCCCGAATCTGCGCGAGCCGTCGCATCTTGACCCACTTTGAGCCCACAAAGGCAGCCGAGGCGAGGGCTGCAAGGGTGAGAATGTAGATCCACATAAAGGGGGGCTCCTTAGAGGGCAACGGCGACCTTGAGATTATTAATCGCCTCATCGTGCCGCGCTGTTTTGGTGGAGATCTCTTTGATCTCCGAGCGCAACTCGATCACGTTCTCGCGAGTGTTCTCCGCCTCGGTCTCAATTCGAGCAATAGAGACAAGAGCTTCTTGGATCTTGTCTACGGTGGCCTCTATCCGCTTGAGTTGAGCTTTCGCCTCCTCTCGCTCCTCTCTCTTGCGAGCTGCGATCTTGGTTAGATGCCAGATCAAGAGGGGGGTGAGGACTGAGCCGATCACGGTGAGGATTAATGTTGAGGTCTCGAAACTCACGGCGAAGGCTCCTTTTTAGCAGGGGCGAGGTCAGCCGCCGCCTTGCGGGTGTCGGTGTGCTTACGGCCCCAGTAGATCGCGGCGCAAGCAGAAAACAGAGTGAGCGCGGAGGTCGCGGCGGAGGGGCGGAGGAACACAGCCGCCTGAGCCCCCACGAAGGCGATCGCTGTAAGGGTCCACATTCCGTCAGCTTCACCCTTGCTGTTCTTGAGGAAGGGGAAGGGGACCAGCATCAGAGAACCCCCGCGTTGCGCAAGTGCTTGTCGATCACGTTGCGATGGTCGGCGGGAACATCTAACCAGGCTTGAGCCCACGCGGACGCGTCGCCGCCGAGCTTTGCAGCGCCGCTCTTGAAGCGGTTTGAGTAAGAGGATCCGTGCTGCCACAGGTGGACATAGCGCGCGGCGCTGACCTCATCTGCGCCCGCTGTCCTCGCATCATTCCAGAGGGAGACGTAGACGGCCAAAGGGCGCCCGATCTCCTCCTCGATTGACGCGTCCCAGGGGAAGGCCGAGTTGGAGACACCGGGGAGGGCGCGCCACGCGTCGCGGTTGAACTGGAAGATCCCCCACGCGGTAACAATCCCGCCTGAAGGGCGCAGACCGTCAACAGCAGTCCCGTAGTAGTGAGGGGGGCCATCCTGCCCGCGCACCTTGATCCGTGCGTCAAAGGTTCCTGTAGGGCGGCCAAGCTGCGCCCCAGACTCTTTCTTCGCCATCTCCTCGAGCGCAGATCGGAGAGCCCCTGTTACCCCGTTCGCATCAAGATGATGAGCGAGGATCTTTAACCCGGCCTCGCGCGTGGACGTTGGGCGCGCCTCGAAGGGGAGGCCGGGGGGACGGCGATCTTTGAATGTTGAGCCGTAGCGCGCGCCGGGCTTAGTCTCGTATTCGGTCATCTGATCAGCTCCATTCGACGGGGGGGATAAAAACCCCCGGCAATCCTACGCGGCCAAGCTCTGAAACGCTCGCCAGAGAACCTAAGCCTAGCGCGCTCGTAGAGCATCCCTCAAGAGAGCGGAGCACGACGCGGACCCCCGCCGCGCAGAGTTGATCAAGCACTCGCTGAAGTAGCCCCCGTATCTCCTCGCCAGTGAGATAGATTCCCCGATGGTCAGACCCCTCTATGGTGGGGTCCGAAACGAGTTCTCCGCCGATGGGCTGGTTTATAGGGCGAGGGTCGGATGCGGGCGGCGGAAGAAGATAGGTTGGCGGAGCTGAGAACAGTTCGCCGTCGATGAGCACCTCATAGACCGCACCCTCATCGCGAACCCAAAAGGGGAGGACTTTAGCCGAAACGGTCTCTGTCACGGACCAAGAAGGGGCGCTCCATTGAGCCGAAGCGACGGGGGCCAGATCTAGAACAATGTTCCCGAAACCGCTTAAGCCCGTTGAGAGAAAGAGACCATAATCCCCCACCCGAATAAGCCGCCCAACATGCGCGCAAGTCCACGAAGAGGAGAGCGAGGTTATCGAGGCACCGCCCGCGACGATTTGAACATCGCGAGTCAGGAGGGGCTCGGCCCATTGGTCGAAGAGGGCCTCTACAGCCGCCCAGAGTGTACCGGGCCTATCTCGGGGGCCTAGAGCTGCCGCGTGGGCAAGTCTTCGCCAATACTCACGCCCGATCACCTGGATTCGGGGCAAACTGTAAAGCGCCGCTATCCGGTCAAAGGCGAAGCCCTCAGATTTTAGGATCAGCGTGTCTCTAAACGCCTCTTCAGTCTGGCAAAAGGGAGCGCGCATTCAAGATTACCTCGGTGCGTGGGTTGAGGGGAGCGCCGTTAGATGCGGAGATCAGCTCTAGGCCAGTGAGAACGCTACCCGCGATCCCCGTGTATGCGTAGAGCCGCCCGCCTATCCAAACCTCAGCGCCCGTCTCAGGGAAGCCTAAGACGCTCTCAACCGATGCGGAGGCGTCCGTAATAAGAAGCGGCGCTGAGAGGCGCGTAAATGGCGACCCTGTGAGTTGCTGCGCAACCTGCCCCATCGTGCGGATCAATGTGTAAAGCGGCGCTGTGGGGTGCTCAGGGAGCACGTCAGACTGAATCTGAGCGGAAGGAGGGCCGACCTTCCAGAATCGAGGGAAGCGCCCGCGCATCGCGTAGATCTCGGGCGCTTGCCCCCTTGTCACGATCTCAATTGCGTTCTCAAGGCGAACCACTGAGCCGAAGGCCGCCCCGTAATAGATCACGAGGGCATAAACCCCTAGAGGGAGCGGAGGGAGCGCGAAACTCAAGATCTTTAGCTGAGGCTCCGTGAAGCACTCATCGCCAGACCCGACCCGCGCGCCGTAGCAAAAGCCGCCCTCGGGATAGAGCGTCGAGCCATCGTCGAGGCGCACCTTGTAGGGGCCGCGGAGGGGCCAAGCGCCTACAAGGTTAACGATCTCGCCGCCCTCGTCTGAATAGCGGGGGTCGTCGTTAAGGGGGAGGGGGATCGCGGGATCCGTTGTGGGGTCGCCAAAGCCGGGGGATTGTGGGTCTGTAGCAGGAGCCCACGATGTAGGCGTTGGGTCGCCAAAGCCCCAGTCATAGGCCCCTGAGAAGCGCGAGGAGGAGCCGAAGCCGCGATCAAGCGCCATCCTTAATACTCCTGCCACTCTGGGACACGGACGGTGATAATCACCTTGTAAGTGCCTGAGCCGCCCGCCGAGCTCGCGTCACTCAGGCGCATATACATCCTCCCGTTGACCTCATCGCCGAACTCATAGCCCATCATCGCCGCAGGACGCGCAGAGACGAGAGGGTCTGTGTTTAGCTCAAAAGCCGTCGCGATCGGGCTGTAATTGGAGGGCCTGGTTTCAGGGTGTCGCTCTGTTCGCGCGCTGTCGATGTACCAATCAAGGGTTAGCTGCTTTTCATCTGTCCCAGCGGTCAGCACAAACTGAACAGAGGTCAATAAGAAGACGGGCTCATCCACTGTGAAGATGAAGTCTTTGGAGCTCACCCCATCATGGTTAATCGCGCCCGTGGTGTGTGAGTAGGTTTTGATCTTCCAAACGAGTTTTGGTGTGAATGTCTCGCGCGGCGGAACAGGGGAGACTATGGCCTTGCTTAGTGCAGGGTTAGCCGGATGAGAGGCGACATCAACCCATGCGTAATCAATAAAGAGCGACCACTCCCCCGCGGTCATGGTGTCGAGATTCGTTCCCGAGAGCGAGAGTGTGACGGTGGGGTCAACCCCAGCACCAAAGAGACCGACACCATCACCAAGGATTTTCTGTTGACCTTCGGCGAGGTAGGCCCCCCGCTTCGAAGCAGACTTCCCGACAAGCCCAGAAGACAGAATAGAAAGATCTCGCAGGAAGCCATCGCGTGACAGCTCATCACCTACATCGAGAACCGCCCCCACACCGGCCCCCGTCGTGACCTCAACCCAAGCGTCTCGAATCAATATCTGCCTGTCGCTGGGAAGCTCTAAGATTTTGATCGTGGCCTCGGTCGCCGCAACCGCGAAATCTGCGTAGGTTAGGTCAAACCGCGAGACCCCAGACGACCGGGGGAACGGCGAGGGGTTAATCCCATCAACAGAGAGCGCAACAGCCGGATTATTCATCACCATGATTAAAGCTCCCGAACTGTGAAGATCTGCGCGGTGAGACCGCCGCCGTATTCATCGCCCTGATCTGAGCGTGGAGCTGACAGACAGAGGAGCGCGAGAAACTCACCCGCTACGACGCTTGGAGGCGTACCTGGGGTTGTGGATAGGACAAGGGGCGCGTGGTCAGCACCCGCGGATCCGGAGAGCGTTGAGAGCCCCGCAAGCGTGCTCCATGTGAGCGCCTCAACGGCTGCGGCGCTGGCCGCCTTGACGAGCGCAAAGCTGTAATTCGTCGAGGGGCTCTGCGAGCCCCCATCGGCCAATGCGAGGGAGACCCCCGCGATCTTCATATCCTTCTCGGCTTTCCAGATCGCGAGAGGTCCGCCCGACGCGATGAGATCGGGCGCTGGATAGTTGCGAGGGAGAACCCCGAGTGTCTGGCCCAAGGACGCCACACGGGAGGCTTGAACGCTCGCTTGCAGCGTGACCCGCTCATGGTTCAAAACCTTGGGCGAACTGGCTGTCACGGGCGCACCATCAAGGAGCACTACGCCAGGGCTCGACGTGGACGCTACAACGACATCTGACCCGCTGTGGACGTGTAGCGCCGTTCCTGGGGGGGATTCAGCGAACCCCCCACCTATGAGAATTTCGAGGTCTGCGCCCGCGCTCGGAGATGAAACGTCGGTGTGATCGTCGAGCGCGTGAGCTGGTACACCTGCCGCTGCGTTGCCCTCGATAGCCTCGGGCCACGCGTGAACATTCTCGGTCCAGTTGCGCTCACCGCTCGCGAACTTCTGAAGCCCCTCCACCGTGGAGAGCACGCGCGCCACTACAAAGGCGGAGTCGGGGGCCTTGAGAGGATCTTGCTCAGAGGTCGCGCCGCTGCTTGTGTTCGTCGCGATGAGGAAGATCAGCGCGTTGCGCCATGTCGCCACGTCAACGGTGGGGTTCTGAGCGATACTGCTTGAGAGCGTCGCCGGTGTTCCCGCGTCGGTGTCTAGGATGGTCCAAGACCAATCCCAGGATAGGTTTGAGGGGTCTGCGCTGTCGAATGCGCCGCCGTATAGGTTTTTAGTCTGCGGAAGCGTTACCGCAGACAGATCTATCTCAACGTCAACATTCGGGTTTGCGATAGGTGAAGAATCGGCGGACGCGTAGGCGGTAACGGTTGCCATTAGGCTATGACCTCCCCAGGCGCATATTTAGAACAATGAAGAGAGACACTGAACGCGTAAACATTGTTTGGGATCGTGGTGGGGTCGATTATCACGTCTAACCCCGTCGATTTGCTGACACCTGACAAATAGAAGCCTAGCGCGTGCTCTGACAGCAGCACGCCGTACAGCACGTTATTCGCGTTGCTTAACTTGGAGACCTTAGACTCTGAAGCAACCCATGAATTAGGGTTTCCAAAGGCAAAAGGCAAGAGCCGCGACTTGAGTTTTATAGACGAGTAGGACGCGCTTTCGGGAGCATTCAACGTCGTAATATCAACACTTGAGATATAATAGTCCCCGATATTGTCACCTGAGACTAAGCCGGGGTTTGTAAAGACAAGGTAGAAGTCCTGCAGGTTGTCTTGAATCCGGTCAATCCCAACATTATTGAGCAGATACCAGCCCTCCGCGACGCCTGAATACAACCCGGCAGGAACCCACTCAACGACACCTGAAAAGAGAACCCTATCAGCCCTCATATTGTTCTTGGCGAGGTTTGTTGTATCTCCAAGCGTTGAAACTGTGCTTGCGTGGGCGGCCTCAAGATCCTCAATGCGGATCCGTGCGCCTCCAAGGCTCAGATGGGGAATCCCCGTCCACGGGAGAGACGGCACGCCAACATCACCCGAGCCCCCAGCGAGAACGCGCTGGAGGCCGCGACGGATGAAGTGAAGCATGGTCAAAAGGGAGCCGCCGCGGTCTTCGCCGGGTGCGTATCCGCTCGAGAGGCCCGCGTCTGAATCTGCGCTTGCTCCGTCTGAGGCTATGCGGTCGGTGAGCCATGCCATTGAAAGAAGATTCGCGTCTACGTCGTAAACGCTGCCACCTTCACCTGTCCATGCGTGGAGATCTTCTGAGTCCCATGCCGAAACGGTGTCAAAGTTGGGCGTGTAGAGCCCACCCGAGAAGGTCCAAGATGATGCACGCGCGATGGGGGCCCAAGCTGCCCCTGAGCCTGCGGCGGGCTCGGTTTCTGAGACTGTGAACTCAAGGCGCTGGTTGACCCGTGTTTGTAGCGGGGTCGGCACCTCTGTTTGCGTCGAAACATCCCAGACCCGGCGCGTGTCAGTGTCCGCGTCAACCTCAACGGGGCGGGCCCAAATCAGCGTCTTCAGCGTGGCACCCGAGGCGATGTAATCCGCGCGCGCCGCAGTGAGGTCCACTGGGAAGTTGATATGACCAGAAGCGGCGGGGTCAAAGGAGAACACCATCGACTTCCAGGCATGAGCCACGTTTAGAGCTGGCGAAGACGATTGAGCCCTGGTCAGGTCGCGCTCCCTGGTCAGGAGGGAGAAAGGGCCAGGTGAGCCCATGATCGTTGTACCGTCGTCTGAAATCGCCCAAACAACCGCGCTGAGGGCGCCTGCGCCGCCCGCGACAAGATCCCCGAAAGCCTCTCTCGAATACTGATAGACCAGCTCTTGAAGCGCGCGCGCGTCGGGGGCGTCGAGGCGCTCTTGATCTGTGAGTTTAACCCGTGTTTCCGGCATTTAGAGCACCTCGGGGAGCGTGATGATTGAAATACGCGTGTTGGTGGTTCTGATCACATGGCGAGGAGAGGGGGGGATGTAGTCGGGCAGAGGCTCAAGGCCCCCTACTCCACCCACATAAAGCCGAAGTGTGAGCACGTCGGCATTGTCCATCAGCCGATCAATCAAGCGCGCCCTGTAGAGCGCATCACCGGGGCCGAGCGTCGCGAGGTACTCAACCGCGGAGTTTGTGGTCTGCGCTGCCACGTCCTCAAAATCAGCGCCCGCGATGGGCACCACGTTGATCGCGATCTCCACATAATAAACCGATGGCTGTACCACGCGGACGCGTACTCCCGCAGATCGCAAACCTGGATTGTTGAGGGGGTCTGAGGGGTCGCCCTCGATCTTGGCTTGAAGCTCTGCGGGGAGGCCAACCCAGACCTGATACTTGCGGACGGCCCAGGTGTCTCCAGCCTCTAAAACGCCGTCGTTTACATAGATAAGCCCACGCTCAGGGATCGCCCTGAACTGGTCAGAGTTAAGCGCGGTAGTGACGCCTCCGCGCGTGTATTCGACCGTCGCGGGCACATCGACTGCGGGGGCCTCGTGATAGATCAGCGGGGGGCCTCCGTCTGGCACGGTGCCGGAGATATCCGCCCCAGCGCGGCGATAGCCTATGAGGCCGCCGCCGTCATCTAAGAGCAACTCTGAATAGCCAGGGGCGTTGGGATCTTCGAAGATTCGCGCAAACTTGGCGCGCGTGTTATCGCTCGAGATGAAGCTCAGAGCCTCATACTCAAGCGCGTGCGGCGTGGTTTTAGTGAGGGCTGCGAGGTAGTTCAGGGCGCGGGCCTTTAGCTGCTCATCGCTCTCACCGTCGAGCCCGTTTGATATCGGGATCGTGCTCACAGCCGAGGAGAGGTCAGATGGCGCTGAGACGATGCGATCAATAGAGCCTGCTGCGCAGTTGCCCACGATGCCCGCCGCGACGCACTCAACGGCGACGTTTTGAATCAGGAGATCAGCCGCGCCAAACGTCTGATCTGCGAGTTGGCGGTAGACGAGCGCGCCATCATCAGACCGACCATAGGTCGAGCCTGCAGGAATGGTCAGCGGCGCGCCCGAGGTGTCTCTGCGCAAGTTTAGGGCCCCACCGCTTCCAGCCGTGGCTTCTAAGCGGGAGAGCCCGGCGGGGGGCAGATCGGCGACTCGATCATCTAAATCGGAGCCTGTGACGCTGATAAACGAGAACGAATCGCGGATTACGCGGAGGCGCTGTTCCTCGTTTGCATACTCCTCAGCCGCAGCACCTAAGATCGTCGCAAGGACGGAGCCCTCTTGCACGTCGTCAAGAGTTGACCGCGCAACCACCCGCGCGATTAGTTCGCGGAGGATTTCGGGTGATGTTCTGTTCTCAAAAGGCATAAGAGGCCCCGCTGTTTTGGCCCGCAGTTTAGCACGGGGTCTGTGCGGTTGCCGCTAGAGGGGGAGCGCGAGGGTGTAAGGAGGGCCTTCTGAGGGGATGATATCCACCTCTGCAGCAAAGCGGTCGCCGAGGTCTAGGATCTCCACGCGCGACAGGGAGAGGACGCGCTGATCCCGCTGGAGTTGCTCTGAGATATGCGAGGCGACGAGGCCGCGCATTGAGCCTGACAGGGGCTCTCCTATGAAGTCGGGCAAGCCGTAGCGCGGGAAGCTGGGGATCTCTTTGAGCACCGTGAAAACGCGGTTCCTGAGAGCCTGCTCAAAGTTTGGAGCCCCGCGAATGCTCAAGAGGTCGCCTGAAGTCCAATCAAGCTCACCTTCCGCAGAGAGGAAGAGGTCGCGCCCAAGCGGCTCGGCCTGCTCTGTCATCACCTGGGGGATTGTCTGAGCAGGCACCTTCACCTTGAGCCCCGCCCGCGCGATCTGACCTTGGCCCGTCCGATATGGCGAGGTCCACCCGTTGATCGTTGCAATCTCTGCCCAGCGATCGCGGTCTCCAAGCACTCGATCAGCGACATCGCGAAGATCCTCACCTGGCCTCAGCGTGAGAACGCTTACAGAGGGGAGCAACGGGAGCCCTGGCCTAACCTCTCCGCCTCGTGATGTAGCACCTTCAAGGTCAACTCCCCCGCCGCCGCTAAAACCGAGGGAGGTTGCGGCGTCGCGCGCTGCGTTCTCGACTGCGAATCCTATTGAGCGCGTCATGCGATCCCATTCAGCTCTCAGCGCACCCCCTTGGGTCGGATCGAGCAGAGAGATCGCGCCGCGGATCTCCTCCCAGTCGTCGCGCAGAATCCCTGCCGTGTTGGCGAAGTCGGCCATAAGATCGCGCGGAAAAGCCGTAAGAGAGCGTGCGGCGGAGGCGATGGACCCAAGGGCCTGCGCGGAGCGTTGAACGGCAAGAATCGGAGCCCTAAGGGCCTCCATGTCGCCTCTGAGGTTGGTTGTCGCGTTGGATGCAACGGCCAAGTAAGCGTTGGCCTCATCGATCTTCGCCGCGGCGGCTTCGAAGAGATCCGAGATGGGGCTCAAGATATTGAGGGGCTTAACTGAATCCGCGCGCCCATAGCCGCGGAGGACTAGAGACCAATCAACCATCGTCCTAGAGCGAGCCGCCTCACGCGCCCACATGAAGGAGCCGAGGACCACCTTGTAATGCGCATCCTCGCCGATGGCCCTGAAGATAAGCTCTGAAGGCGCCACGCCTTCAAGCTCCTTCGTGGTCTTCTGAAAGTAATCCAGAAATCGATCAAACTCTCGAAGGATTGACGGTCCATCTTTAAAGATCACCTGTCCGGTTCGGTTGTAGCCCGCGCGCGGTGCCTGCCCAGAGACCCCCTTTAACTGAATCGAGGCCGACTTGTTCTCCGAGGACTCAATGATCGGATCTTCGCCAAGGGTGAACTGAAGATCCACGGCGCCCGCGCGCTCGATTGAGACGCTCTGCGGGGTGTGCGGCGTCGAGATCGACGCGACGATAGTTCCGTTGATTCTCCACTCAAGCACATAAGGGATCGGAACCCTGAAGAGGGCCGCGAGCTTTCCGGTTGTCGGGATCGTTACGCCTGGAATCATCTTTAAACCCCCTTCGATAGAGAGCTGATCTTAACCGCCGCAGACTCAAGGATCTTCGTGGGGGGCGCGAGGGGGTTCAAGAGGAGTGCTGTTGCGGAGGTTAGGGGGTCAGGCACGAGGGGGGGCGATTGAGTAAGGCCCCACGTCTCAACAGCCGCGAGCGCCGCTGTGAGGCTGTTAACCCGCGCCGAAAGAGTCTCCAGGTAAGCCAGGGTCGGCCCGGACAAAAGGAGCCCTTCTGCGGCTTCTCCAGCGATTGAGATCCTGAGAGATCCGCCCGCCGCGAGCTGCGCGCGGATATCAAGCCCCTCGCCTGCGTCAAGGACGGGCCCCGCGAAGGGTGAGAGGGTGAAGGCCGCCCCTCCGTTCTTAAACCCGTAGTCGTTGACCCCGAGGGCCTCATAGTCAGAATCAGGCGTGAACGCGACGAGGGGAATTACTTGCGCCGCGTCGAAGGGGCTGTGCAGCGCGCCGAAGATCCAAGGCCGCGCCGCGTTGCCGTCGGGCACAAAGAGGGCGACCTCCGCGCCCTGTCCAAGCGAAGGCTGGGGCACCACAGGATCAAGCTCAGGCGAGGGGGGGATGTAGGCAAAATGCCCGATGCCGCCCCCTAGCCCCATGATCCGCGTGGAGGTCCAAACGTAGCCGTGAACGTCCACAACATCAGCGACAGGGACTCCGCCCTCTACATAGACGCGCTGAACGCGCCCCCACCTGAAGGAGCCTCGTCTGCTCATGGGAAAAGATGCCCCTTCTCATATTGGATCGTTGTGCGCTTGCTCTTAATCCCGCCGTCCGGTGAGACCGTGACCGAGTGCGATACCGAGGTTGCATAGCAGCGCCAAAACTGGGGAGCCGCGCCTATGTCGGGCATGTACCACACGCCCGCGCGGAGGTCGGGGGAGTAACGCATGGTGATTGAGCCCTTCGCGTAACGCTGCCCGTCTCCCTTGATCGCTTTGGCAAGGTCTATCAGCCCGTCTATCTTCGTCGAGAGCGCCGTCTTCGCGGCCCCCTCAAGGTCGGGCGGGTAGAAGGGCCAGTCTAAATCAAAGAGGCGCAACCCGTGATTGGCGAGGTCTAGGTAGTCGAAATCAGGGACACCGAAGAGGCCAAAGGCCGCCATCTGAGAACCTGGGCGAACCGCGCTTTGAGCAAAGAAGCCGTTAGCGCGGGCGGAGTCCGACCACGAAGCGGTGAAGTCGATCACACCGTCAATCGCGAGCGCGCTCAATACGCTCGGAGGGCCGGCGACTCCCGCGGCTGCCGCCCCTGGAGTAGCCAAGGGCTCAACCAAGAGGGGCTTGATTCTGTAGTTGAGGACAGGGTGAACACCCCCTAGCGCGAGAGAGATCGGGGTTTCTGGGATCGCCGCGCGCTCAAGGGAGGGGAATAGCTCCACAACGGAGGGATCGGCGGAGAACGCCCCCGAAAGCATCGACCAAACAGACCCGCGGGGGGTGATAGCCGAGCCGACTGCGTTGATCGCGACGCCGGGCACCTCGATCAGCACGTCTGCGCGCGTTGAGGGGGCGTCGAGAAGAGACCAAGCAACGTGGATCTGATCGCCTATAAACCCGCCCCCCAAAGAGGGAGGGAGGACGGCGCGCGCGAGTTGCTTCCAGAGCAGCGCGAGGAGCCCCCCAGGCTTCTTAAACTTGAAGACCGAGAGCCACGCGTTGAGGTTCTTAGACCAGAGATCGAAGTTATAGATCGCCCCGTCAAAGGGAAGAATCGCCCCCGCCGCCGCGAGCACGATCTGAGAGTTGTTCACCAAAGATACGAAAGATTCAGCACGGACTGAAACAGGGATAGAGACAACGGCCTCGGGTGAGCCTCCGCCCCCCGTCGTTCGCCCTGTCGAGACATCAGAGACGCGCCCCCACCATAAGGCGCGCTTGGCCTCATCGCGGATCACAATCCACCATCCGGGCTCGCGAGGGAGCACATTAAAGAGCTGGGCGAAGGGAATCCTGAACGTGAAAGAAGCCCCGCCGCCTTGCTGACTTACATCAAAAGAGAAGCGGAGGGCCTGAACCCAAGGGGTGAGATCACGCGGCGCAGGCGCCTCGTGATCGTGGGCCTCGACGGTGATTTTTTGATCGATCATCTTGATCCTTAGAAGAGGTCGCGGGCTTTCTGCACCATTTCATTAAAGCCTACGCTGAGATCTTCAAACATCTTGATCGACGTGTTCACCGCGTCGAGGAGCTCGCGCGCGATCCCGTCCTCGCCAGTGAGCTTCAAGAGAGACAACTCAATCTTACCCTGAGACTTGATCAACTCCGCGGCCCATTCGGGGTTTTTCATCACCTCGGCCATCTTTGAGGCTTCCCGCTGTGCTTGAGCCCGAGAGACAGGAAGCCCCGCCGCGAGAGCCTTACCGTCAACCCTATAAGAAGGACTCCCCTTCTTGCCTGCGCCTAGAATCCCGCTGGCGAGGTCTGGGCTGAGTCCAGCCCCCAAGAGGGCGAGCCCCGAATCTGAGCCGAAGGCGCCCGTGATTGCGTCTCTCATCGCGTAGGGATCCCCGCTCGACTTCGCGAGGCGCGCCGCAATCTCCATAGGAGAGCCCCCGCCCTCTAGAGCTTGAGCCATAATCGCGGCTTCGCCCAGTCCGCTAAACGCCGAGGTGAACTGACCGTAAGCACGCTGACCGAGCCCGGTCATGCCGCGCGCGGCTCTCATCCCGCCGAGACCGCGAGCCCCTCCGCTCCCGCCGCGGGCGACGTTATAGGCGAACTTATTTAGGCCGCCCATGTCGGTCATGAGGCCAGCCTCAGCGCGACCTGAGCCGATCTGAGCAAGCCCTGAGATGTAAGCAGCCTCGCGGCTCCCGCGCATACCGAGAGCACGGGCGGCCCCTCTGGCTTGGGCGAACCCAGTGACGCCCCCGCGCGCGCCCCATGTAGCCCCGCCGCCTAGCCCCGCGAGGCTCATCCAATTTCCGAAGACGCCCGCCCCGACTCCATCAACTTCCGCAGAGAACGCCTCGCGTGCGAACGCTCCAACGGGAGCCCCGACTCCTCCGAAAGAAGAGACCGCCTGCCTAAGAATCCCCGAGGACGCTTGAGGGGAGAGCCCAAAGAATCTGCCGATTGACACCGGAGCTTTTCCGCCGCGCGCGTCAAAGCTCATGGTCTGCATTGAGTAAGCGTCGCGCTCGAGCCCCTGATATTGACCAATCAGCCCCATTCTCTGATTAAGAGAGACGCCCCCTAGCCCCGCCATAGCGGAGAGACCCGCGCCGATGCCCACAGGGAGCGCCGCCGCGGCGTTGCCCAGCGCGCCGAGGATCTTCGAAGACGCCCCTAAAGACTGGAAGGGGCGCGTCTGCCCCAGCCGATTGAGCCCGCCTGAGAGCATCTGCCCCGCGCCCATAGAGCCCCGCTGCAAGAGAGGAGAGACTCCATAGAGCCCCGCGCCATAGGCGGAGGCGAGGGCCCCAGGTGCGCCTCTGAGGCCGCCCCATTGGAGAACGCCCCCCGGCTGCCAGGGCTGGCCTGTCGGCTGCTGAGGTTGAGGAGCGGGCGCGGGCACTGGCTGCGCAGCACCCCCTCTCGGATGCACCGGAGGTAAAGCGGGGCGAGGGGCGTTATCGCCTGCGCTCGGCGCGGGCGGAGGGAGAGGCGGGGGCGCGCCTGCTCCACGTCCACCCCCCCCCATTCCTCCACCTGGAGCCGCACTTGGAGCCGGTGGGGGAGGAGCAGGGGCCGCGCCGCTGGGGTTGAGCCCAGGTGGCATAGGGGCCCCTGGCGCTGCGCCTTGCCCACCTACAGATACCGAGCGGGCGAGGGCGTTGAGGGTTTTGTATTTCGCGATTAAGCGATCAACGTCAGCCTCGGCGGCGGAGGAGTTGGAATTAACAACTATTTCTGTTTGGTGGCGTTGATTGCCCACGCGGGGGCCTCCTAGGGATTAGTTGGAGAGAGCCCCTGTTGAGGCGGCGCGCTCGGCTGCCTGCTCCTCTGCCCAGATTTGCCGCTCCCATTCATCGGCGACGGAATCCCCGGTGAGGATGCAGCCGCCGTCAGCGCGGGCGGGCTCGACAACCTTAGAGAAATCGGCATCAGAGAGGTTCAAAAGGGCCTCTTCTAGTGCATCGGCGTCGATATTCGGATCACCTAGGGAGAGGCTCTGACCGAACCTCCACGCGGCGCTCTTTCGCCGCGCCCTCACCCTCTCCACGGTCTCCGAGAAAGTAGCGATCAGCGTGAACTGACACCTCCTCGAAGACGCTAAACAAGAGGTGGTCGTCCTCCTCCATCGCATCCTTGAGCCATGAGGGCACATCAGAGACAAGGATCGCGATAGACGCGAGCGCCCGAATCCTCAACTGATCCTCGGGCGTAAACGCCTCGAAAGGGAGGCCGAAGCACAACCGCGCCTTTGCAACGGCCATCGCGTTACGCGCCTCACGGTCGGGAGCCTTCCCGATCACGGTCGCTTGAAGGGCCTGCCCGGTGGGGCTCTGATACTTGACGTGGATCGATATCTCGCGAGAGACGAGCGGAGAGGGCTCAGGCTTCGCGCTCTGCTCTATCTGCGCGGCGGCTTCTCTGCGGATCTGGTCAAGGTCTACGTGGTGCGGCTGCGCCTCAAGCATCTTTAAGCCTCATCCTCGACGAGCGAGCGGATCGCCTGGAAAGACACGTTTTCAGAGAAGACGCCTGCTTGATCAATGCTCCAAGACCGCTGTTCGATTTTGCAGCCCTGAAGCGTCTCAAGCGCGACCTTTCCCGCCTCGTCATAGATAACCATCGTGATCGGGGGAAAGCTCAAGATGGACACGTTGTCCTTTCCCTGCGCCATGAGGCCGAGCCCCTTGGCCGAGCCCTTGGAGATTCGAACGAACTGTGCCGAGAACTGCGCCGTGCGCCCCCCCGCGACGATCTCTCTTGTGAATATCTCTCCGAGAACATCAACACGGGTGAGTTGCTGACTTTCAGATCCAGAGACCCCGGTTGCATATCCGATATAGGCGCCGTCCGCGTAGAGCTTGGCGCGCTTTCCATGTATCGCTCTGGGAAGTGACATTTAAGAGTCTCCTTTAACCTGGAATCCGCACAACGGTTGCGTTTAGGCGGATGAAGTTGATCGGCTCGACAGGCGCGACTTCATAGCCCACGTCGAAGATGTCACCGAGATCCTCCGCCGCGACGTTCTGGAAGTCCTTGATCACCCCCTCGTTGACCTGAACCCTTAGACGGTCCTTCGCTAACTGCTCCAGGTTCGCCGCTGTCGAGATAACCCCAGGCTGGCCGATCTTGAAGTTGAGATAGTCGCGGAGGTCTCTCACGGATGTTTGAGCAGATTCAAAGGAGCTGGTCTCGCTCAAAACCGGGTTATCGTCGGTGAGGTAGGTGTTGACCGAGCGGGCGAAGTACCAGCCGAGCCGATCAAAGGAGAGAATGCAGATCCCCTTTTGGATCGCCTCGTCTGAGTCGAGGTTAGGCGCCCAAAGCTGCGAGGCGTCCGTGATGCGCGGGCGCTTGCGGGTGAGGGGCATTCCAACAGAGGAGCCCGCCTGCATCCCCGCCGCCATGAGGGCGAGGTAAACAGGATCAAGCGTCGGCTTGGTCCCGTTGGGGTGGTCAACCTCAATGGAATCCGCAGTGATGGTCACAAAAGACGAGTTGAGCGGAGCTGCGTAGGTGTCAAAAACCTGCTGAAGCGTCCGCCCAGGCTCCGCACCAGCCCAGGCGTTGCGCTCATAACCCTGCAAGGCTGCGTTGTTACAGTGGGAGGGGAGCAGCGCGACAAGCGCGGCATCAGAGGAGAGCAGGACGACGATCTGAACATCCTGATCCAAGATCGAATCAAGGGCCGTCTGCCAGTCCGCAGGGCTAGGGCTCGACTCCGCCGCCCCTAGGAAAACTAAGAGCACGTCGCTTGAGAGGTCAGGGGCTTTGAAGTCGCCGCCCTGCTCAACGGTCACGAGCGATGATCCCAAGAACGCCTCGACGATAAAGAAGCCGTCCGCGCGCACCGTCGCGCCGCCGATCATGTCAGCGCCGGAGAACGGTTCAACCTCTCCCGCGACGATCTTAGACGTGCGGGGGTTGTTTGAGGTCGCCGTGGTGCCAGGGATCGCTCTCAGTTCTGTGAGCACCTCATCAACGGGGCGCGCCGCAGTCTCATAGGTGATTGAACCAGAGATCCCGGCACGACCGATCCATGCTGCGTCAGTGGTGTCTACGGTCACGGAGCTTATAGAGCTGAACTCTGCGGCGGTCAGCGAGGGGCCAGAGACTCCCGCCGCAAAGGTGAGGATCTCGGAGAGGGCCGCGCCTGCGAGGTCTGCCCCGGTGATCGCAACGGTCACATCTGCGGAATGGGCCGAGCCCGTTCCTGGGGAGAGGGAAACGGAAAGCCGCTCGTTTGAGGGCCCGTTCTCCCAGTCCGACGCGACGACGAGAGGAGAGCCCGCAACCTTGGGCCCCACGTCGCACACCCAAGAGAAACGCGCGATTGAAGATCCCCATTCGAGATCGAAGACGCCGAACCCCCCGACCTCGGGATGCTTCACCGTCGCGATAGGGCCAGGGCTCACCTTCACAGTCTCCGAGAGTCCGTCGCGCGAGGCGATAAACGTATATTCACCGCCGGACTTGGAGGCATTAACCCGTGTGCGGTTGGCGCGCAGTCCGTAGGTCGTGGACTCAAAAGCGAGGGAGACCGCCGCGGCAGCATCGAGCAGATTCGCGGAGGCTTTTGAGACTTCCGTGGGAGAGACCACGTAGAGCACCGAAGCGCCCCCAGGTGTGCTTGGATCGTCGGAAGGGTCAAAGGCGAGCTTGCCCAAAAGCCGAAGCTCATCGTCTGCGGCGTCATAGGCGCTGAGGGCGCGGGCGTTGTTAAAGATCAGGGGGGATGCTTGAGGAAACGACCTCAAATCTGCGATGAGCGCAACGCGACCTAGGGAAGCGTTAGCGCCGCCAAGCGCGGAGGCGTCGATCTTCGCGTAGATCCCTGGCGTATACTTGCGCGCGCCGTTGACGATGACAGAGGAGGGCATAGGCTCACCCTTTGAAGAGTTTTCAGAAGAATAGCACAGGGCCAAGGGCCGCTTAGGGCGCGGGAACTACGCTGCCGGGGGTGCCTGCACCGGTCGCGGGGGTGCGGTCGGGGTCGGGCTCAATAACCGCCATCTGCGTATAGAAGGGCTTGGAGTCGAGGGGCTCGCCGGGGAGCCTGTCTGGGACGCTCACATCTAGAGACGCCGAGTAACTGAGCCGTTTAATGTAAAACCCCATCTCCTCGGCCAACAGTTGCTCGTCTGGGCTTAACTCACTTGATCCGCTGTACTCAATCGCCCGATATCCGATCTCCATAAAAGATGTCTGCGCGCGGATGAGCACGGCGCGCACGAGCGCGTGAAGGGCCCGCGTTAGATCGGACCTCAGCGACGATATGAGAATCTCAACGTCCTCTGTGATCGTGTACCCCCTCGCCTCGCGCCCGTCGTCTAGCTTTCCCAGCGAATCGCCTAGATAGCCTTCTATAGGACGCTCTGACAGCGGCTTCACGAGGATCAGGCGCGCCCCTTCAGGAACCCCTGTACCGAGCCAATCCCGATAAGAGATCGCTTCCCTGTCCTTCGTTCGCTGGTTCAGTTCCTCGCGCCACCGGGCGAGGAGAGCGGGGGAGACCCCCGGAAAGATCTCATCGAAGGCCGCTTGATTGCTGAGGTAAGCGGGGAGCCCCGCTTGAATCGCGTGAAGGACGTGAAAATCTAAGAACGCCATCAGAGAGCCTCTTTAAGTAATTCGGGTAGGCGCGTATTCACGATGTCGGCGAGATGTCGGGCCTTGACGCCCTTTGAGATCCACGCCTTCTCTGAGGATGCGTTAAGGCTTGCCCGCCTCCAGGTGGTGTATCCCGAGGTCTGAGAGCCGCCCGCTTTGCTGTACGTCGAGGAGCGGCGGACCAAGCCAGAGAGAGGATCGCTCGCGTGGTGGGGCTTCGCGAGGGGTGCGAGGCCCGCGGGGAGGCGAGAGCCCCACGCGGTACGCCCCGCCCTGTGGTCTGAGCGCGTCGCGCTTAGTTCTCGAGCCCTCTTGAGAGCCGACCTTCCACCCGCCGCGAGGATCGCTTTTGAGCTGACCCCGAAAGGAACATTCAAATAAGGCCCGTTTTTTCCCCACCGGATATTTCGCGTTGAGGCCCGTAGGAGATATTTACGGACATCATAAGGGCCCTCGGTGCCGATCCCACCCGGCCCCATTCCAAACTCAACGATCCGCGCGAGTTGGGAGACACCCGCACCCACGCCCGGACCAGGGAGGGAGACGACGGCGCGCGTGTCTGTGACCTCGCGAATCGCTAAAGACTTTAGATAGGAGGGGAGACTTGAGCGGAGTCTTTGACGGGCCTCGGCTGACCATTCGGCCAGGACGATCTCAGCGACGCGTCGCATTCTGGCTTTGCGATCATCGGGGGAGAGCCCAAAGGCTGCGGCTGAAAGCTCAGGCATCAAAAGCCCCCCGAATCCAGAAACTCAAGAACACACGTCGCGTTGATCGGGAGACTCGCGAAGATCGGTGAGAGGGCCTTTGTCTTGATCATCGTGTCTCTGAACGGGTGAGGGATATCCTTCACGATGTAGCGCGGGGTCGCGTAATAGCTCACTGACCACGAAGCACCCACCTCGGGCGCGTTGATCCACTGGATTTTCCCCTCTGCGGTGATCGTGTAGTCCACGCCCTCCACCTTCTCCCCGCCCACTTCCGCGACGCCCGCAGCATTGGTCACATAGAGATCTAAGACCCCCACGTTAAGCGGGGCGGGGATAACGTCTAGCTCGCGGACCTTGATCGGATACCTGGTCTGAGAGACGGGGATCGCATCGTCGTAAAGGTGCGTCTCCCTGAACCGCTGAACGCTCTGAAGAGGCGTTATCCGGTCCCCCAGGTTGAGCCGATGCTCTGGAAGCGTGGTCACGGAGATCATGCCAGAAGCCATCTCCCCATACTGGGCGAAGCGATCAGGGTGTTGAGCTGCGCTTGTGATGTTCGCCTTGATCTCCTGCGCGGAGTGATAGCGGTAGCCGCGCCCCTGGCATGTAGGGCAATCAGAGCGGGGCTGAGAAACGTCCTGAGTTGAGCCCGTGAAGCCCCCCCCGTAATCGGCCACATCGCGGCGACAAGGGCACTCAGCGGCCTGCTCCCATCGGAGGGCAAGCCCGTTTGTCCCGATAAAGATCCGAAGGTTGTTTGGTGAAAAGTCGATCCTGGGCTTGAGCTTCGCCGGGAACCTCGAAGGGAGTAACGGCATAAGAGGGGCTCCTTAAATCGAAAACATCTTAATTCTGGAGTATTTCGCTCGAAGCGCCGGGATGAGGCTTTTAAGTTCCTTCTGGAATTGGATCACGCGCGCCCCGTAGCCGGAGTTTGTCGCGCTCGACGTGGTGTTTACGTTCTCGCTGATCCCGTCCATAGACACCGAATAAGACGCGATACCAGCCCCCACGATCAGATCACCCGCGACATCAAGCGGCATCATCGCTGCTGTGAGTAAGACAGCCTGTGTTAAGGCCGCCCCCAGCGCGTTTACAGTCACATCGACTATCGCGGGGCCTCCAACCGGAGCGGTTGAGACGGAGAGGGTAAACGACGTAGAGCTTCGCCCTGTCTGCCGAAGCCCGAGGGCCCCGTTGGGCGTATTCATCACCGCGCGGAGGTCATAAGGTGAGGCTTGGTGCTCTGGAAGATCGACTATCACAGACGTTTCACCCTCGGGGATCTCAACCTGCCCCTTTAACAGAAGAAAGCCCGCGTCATAATCAAAGAGAAAATATCCAGGCACATAACCGGACTCTCCAAGCACACCAATAAGAGGGAATGCTACGCCCGAATACAGGAAGCGCGACGTGATAGATTCGTCTGAGGGCATAATGTTGATTTGCCCATTAAGCCTGTCAATCTCCCTTGTCCACGAAATAGGAACATCGTTCTCATCAAAGTTTCCATATTTCAGCCGAAACCCAGTCACCCCAACAATGGGGCGGTGATCAAGGTCAAATCTCCACCATTGAGACCTGTTTTCCGTGTCTGCGTCGTGATTCTCACCTGTAACCTGGAAAGGATCGATCACGATCCCCAAGGTGCGCTCCATCGTCTCAACGGCAGCTCTAATCGCCTGTTCGAAGTGCTCATCAGGATAAGGGGTGCCGTCGTCCAAGGTGAGATCGACACCTAAAAGCGTTGTCGCCTTGAGAAGATCGACGGTGATTATTTCGAAGATTGAGACTTTTTCGAGGGGCACGGTGAGACCTCAGCGCGGCGATTCTTTAAGTCTGAGGATAGCGGGGGGCGGCTTAGTGCTTGAAGACTGACCAGAACATCTCAAAATCCTGAACGACGAGAGAGTTTCCGAGATCATCGATCCGCTCTACAGTAAAGGATGTCGAGGTGAGCGGGTTGACCTTCCAATATCCGCCTGTGATGGGGGTTCCTGTCTCGCCCACAGCGTTTCCAAATGAGATCAGCGGGGTGTAAAGCAGCGACCCTTGATCGGGAATCGTGACAGTGATCGTCGTGAGGGCGTTCCCGGCAACCTCAAGAACACCAGAATCACCGCCGCCGCCGCTGCCGCCCGCCGCGATATCTGCGGCGTTTTCTGAGACTCTCTCAAGAGTCCGAAACTTCTTCATCACGGGGTCGGACTGTTGGCCGATCTGCTCTCTTGTAGACATCTAAAATCCCCTTGCTATAGCGGGGGGAGAGCCCCCCCTTTGTCGTTACATGAGGATTTTAGCAGAGGGTCAAAGCAAGGAGAGAATCAAAGGGGGAGGAGATGATAGGACGCGGGAAGATGAAGGTGCAGCGGTCAGCTTAAGACGCGTTGATCCCCACGTTCTCAAGCACGTACATCTTCTTGGGCGCCTTGACCGCCAGAGCCCCAAAGAGCATGAGCAGGAAGGGTTTGGTGGTCTGGACTTCGGCGAGGGGGCGGCGGATGAGGTCCAAGAGGCGTACAAACTCCCAAACATCGTTTTGGTTCTGCGCGAAGACGAAGCGGCCTGCGTCGGGGCGTTGCTGGTTGTAATCGGTAAACACCACCGGCGCGCCGGAGGGAGCCGCGATTCGTCCGATCATCACGGCAGTTGAGGCGGCGGCCCCGGCCTTGGTGCGATAGATCTTGACGTACTTGATCGCGGTGTTGGCGGGGTCGGCGAGGGTCAAAGTCACCTTATCACCGGCTGCGACGGTGACAGCGGCGCTCGTGACGGGGGCAGAGACGCCTCGGTCGGCGATCCACGCGGCCTTGTAGATGTAGTCTCCAGCATCAGCGGCGACGAAGCGACTCGCGGAGTCGGGCGCGGCGACTGCGCCTGAGACTACAGGGGTCGCCAAAACATCCTCGCCGTAGGCGCTGGGGACGGGGGCCTCGTTGTCATTTAAGAAGGTCGCGGCCTTGATCGGGATCGCACCGCGGGAGCCCATGATCGAGAGCTTGTCTCGGCCATAAACGATCCCCTCACCCGTGCTTTTCATGATCTGGCTGTGGCGCCCGTGCGCGGCGATTTGCTTGTCGAGCTCCTGGTAGAGCTTGGGCGTGGTGTAGATCACGCCTGGATCGCCGTAGTTGGGGGCGTCTACGAGCTTCCCCTCGATCTCAAGCAGCTTATCAAGGGAGACTGCGGCGCCGTCCATATTCTCGACGTTCTGAGGAGCCTCGGCCTTGATCTGAGTGATCGCACCGTCAAATTGGTTTGAGTTGAGAGCCGAGTTTCCATGCCAGAGGGCAGATTCGAGCTTCTGAATCAGGGAGACCGTACCCTCTCGGGTCTCGTGCGCGAGGGCCTGTGGGTTGGGGCCGATAAGCCCGGTCACGGTGCCCACATCGGTCACTTCGCGGCGCTCGCCGATGAACTTGATCCGAACGGACTTGCGCTCGATCTCGGACTTCTGAGTACCAGGAACACCTCCCTCAGAGAAGAAGGGATCGATCCCTGCGTTGCCGTGTGAACTCACCACCGCATACTCGTGCACGGTCTGAGTGGCCTTGCCCTTGGGAATGTCCTTCCAGAGAACAGCGTGGCGCTCGCTGAAGGTGGTCGTGGTGAGGGTGCCCTCGATGGACTGAGGGACCAAGGCTGAGAGGCTGCCGCCACCGGAAGCGGGGGTCTGATAGCCCACGTCCGCAGACTTCTTAAGCTCCGCCTCAAGCGCGGTCAGAGCCGCATGATCTAACATCCCGAACATGGGTTATTTACCTCCAAAGAGATTTTGATTGATTACAACGGGGCTTGCGTTGGCTTCGAGCTGGTTAATCCCATTCCCGAGGTCATTGAGGCGCGCTGGGTTATCACCAGACTTGGCGAGGTCGTTAAACTCCGCCATCGCCTTCGCGAAGACCTCTCCGCGGGTGATGCTCTGTGCGGCGGGGGGGGCGAAGAGGGAGGGCGCGGAGTCACCCGGCGCGGGCTCAGGAGTCAGCCGCTCAAGGCTGCGGCGGGGCAGTGGCTCGCGGCTGCGGGCGTCGAGGGATTTTTCCATGCCCTCGGAATACTCACGAACCTCGGCGATATCCGCGCGGAGGTCCGCGATCTCACCGCGCAGATCCATGATCGCCTCAAGGACAGCGGAGAGACCGCCGCCCATGGCCTTGTACTTCTCATCCTGCCCCTTGACCAAGAGGTCAGCCTGCGCCGCGATGGCCTCTACAGCATCACCGCTCTTGACCAGATCTTCTAAGAGCGCGGCGTTCTCCGCCGCGTGCTCCTCATCAAAGCTCTTGCGCAGTTCGCCGAGGGCCGCAGCGAGGGCGTCAGGCTCGACGCCATCCATGGATTTGGAGAGATCGGCCTTGAGGGCGTCAAGATCTACACCCTCAACGTCGAGGCCGCGAGCCTCGAGGAGAGCTTTGAGGACTTCCAGCTTGAGCATATCTAGCCCCACCTTGGTTTAGGTCCGTTTCAATATGGATATTGTGACGCTTGGACAGGGCAGAATCAAAACGAGAGTGCGCCAATGTGTGACATAGTGTGCCTGGGAGGGCGGGCGCTTGAGGGGCTCTTAGGCGCTGGGCTTCGCGTCGTTAGGGTTCTCGCCCCGCTCAAAGAGCGCGCCCGCTGGGCTCTTATAAGCAAGAGCGCCCCACGTCTCGCCCACCTTAACCCACGGGCTCTTAGATCCAAGCGCAGCGCGGAGGGCGGAGTTTGACGGGGGGACTCTGGAGCGCGCCCACACGTCATAGATCCTGGTCGGCTTAGGCTTTCTCACCGCGCGTGGGTGCCCTTGTGTGCTCCGCGATCTGGGGCTGTAGGCCAGGGTGCGAGGGTCGTACTCAATCGCAGTCAAAAGCCTTGCGTGAGCGTCCGCCGTAGGATCATCAGCGAGGAGTTGTCCTTTCATCTTGATCACCTCGAGGTTGTCTAGAGCAGCACTGGCATCAGAGATCACGCCTTCAGGGATCTTCTCATCGTCGAGCCACGCCTCTACGACGCGCTCTGCGTTGCGCTCCAACTCAGGCTTGAGCGCGACGACACCAGGGGAGCGCCTCGCTCTCGCCGCCCACACATCATCGGAGAGGGTCTGCATCAACCCCACGGCGTTAGAGAGATCGCCGCCGTCCTTTACATGCTGGGCAAGCCCCTTCAGCGCGGCCTCTGCGACGCCACCCGAGCCTAGCCCGACCTTGGCGGCCTTTGTGGAGGCGGCGGGGAGGGGATTCTGTTTGCCCATAATCGGATCAGGTAGATCGCTGGCGTTCGCGAGAGCAAACGGATCCATCGCGGGGATGTTGTCATAGATTCGGGCGCGCAGATACTTCTCGCCGTAACCCCTAACCCCATAGCCGCCAAAATCATCAGAGAGCGCAGACCGAAGTTCGCGAAGATGATCGCGCGAGTTTGCGGCGGGCTCGACTGCATGATCAAAATCGCCGGAGAAGGACTCGGAATCACCCAAACCGTCAACAGAGATGGCATTTCGAAGATCGGCTTTAAGAGATCGCCGCTTCGACCTGTACTCTGAGACCGCCTGATTGATCTCTTTCAGGATGGCAACGGCGGCAGGTGTCCGCCTAAATTCATCAACCGTGGCCCCGCCTTGGTCAATGAACGCATCAACAGCGGCCTTAAACCTGTCCTTCAGTGCTGCCGCCTTGCCCGAGTAAGCCCGCGCCTCCCGCTTGGCCCCTTCGATTACTGCATCAGCCGCAGGCGTCTTAGCGGCCCGGCCCGCCTCTTTGCGCGCGGCGGACTCCTCTGCGGCTTTTTCATTCTCTCGCTTCATCTTGGCGACGATCTCTTGCATCTTTTTTGCGCGATCGGCCCGCGCCTCACGATCCAACGAGATCAGCGATTTCGCGTCATCTTCAGAGTAAATAACCCGCTCTACATCCTGTCCCTCCAGGTTAAACGCGGCCTTTGCTGTAACGGGGGCCCATTCACCGCTTACAAGGTGAAGCAACCGAGGGCGTTTTCCTGTCTTCCCGAGGGGGTCAGTGTAAATCCCGTAGCGATAAAGTTTAGACACCACCCCGCCCTCGTTAAACTGGGAGTCCGACCCGGCCCTCCTGAGATAGAAGACCTCCCCTTTCTTCATTTTGAGAAGAGGGCCCTTCTCCCACTTGGAGGGGCGAGGGCCTCGCAGCGGCCGAACGGAGTCGGGGGCGGGGAGCTTGCCCGATGGCTCCAATGCGGCCTTGCCACCAAAAGCCCGATCAAGATGAGCAACGCGCGCCGCGGCGCGCTTTTTCTGCACATCAGACCCATACTTAGACGCTTCCGCGTGAATGGCCTTCGCCTTCTCCTTCGCCGCCTTAATCGCCTCCTTGTGATGCCCGTGGAGGGCCTCACGAAGTTCGGCCTTCGTCATCACCTGAGTTTTGCCGCTTTCATCGTGGCGCACGGTGATCTTGTCGCCATCTACGCTCTCAACGTGGAAGTGTCCGGTCTTGCCGTCGTGCTCGATTTTGAAGGCCGAGCCTTTCACGATCTCCTTATCGCTCGCGAGGCCATGTCCGCCCGTTACGCGGTAGTGAT